CCATCAACATCTACATCTCCACTTACATCTAATGAACCTGCATCAAGTTCTCCTGTTAGTGTAATGTTTCTTGCACCAGTAAAATCTTTATTACTATCAACTACAATAGCTTTAGAAGCTGCAACAGTTCCTGCTGTTATACCGTCTATAGTTTCTAATTCAGCTTCACTTATATCAGCACTACCAATAACAAAACTTGTACCTGTAATAGCTGTACCTGTAATAGCTGCTGCACTTGACCCACCAATAACAGCACCATCTATAGTACCCCCATTAATATCTGCAGTATCTGCAACAAGACTATCTATGTTTGCAGTGCCATCTATAAATAAATTTCTCCATTCCTGTGAAGAACTACCTAAGTCATAAGTATCATCATCATCAGGAATAATACTTGAGTCTACGTCTGCACCAAATACTACATTATCAGTATTGGCATCACCCATAGTAATTGTACCACCATTAAAAGTTGTAGTACCTGTGACTGTTAAATTACCTCCGACATCAACATTACCTGTAGTAGTTATTGAGTCTGTAAAAGTATCTTTAAAACGTAATGAAGTTGTTCCTAAATCTATATCACTGTCTGTAACAGGAACTAAAGCACCATCTTGTATTCTTAACTGTTCAACTGCTGCTGAAGATACTTCTACATAAAATCCTACTCTATTATTAGTGCTATCAATTTCTACTTTGTTTAAAAAATCTAAATCACCAATTTTAAATATGTTACCACCTTGTCCAGCAGTACCATCGTGTCTGTGTCCAGTATTAGATGCACTAGATGAAGAGTATGCAAAAGCATTTACTAATTGATTATACTCATTATTAAATAATGCAGCAGTAATAGTATCACCATCACTGAATGTACTTTGTCTTATATATGCTTGTGCCATTTATTATCTCCTACCCGAAGGTATGTAATCTACATAAAAACCATTAATTGTATATGATGGTTTTGTATCTTCACTTATTACTGTAAAATTGTTACTCGTTCCACTGCCCTGTAAAGGCACTCTTATCATTGGGTTGTTTTGTCCAGCAAATTTATTAGTAGCAAAAACTGCTTCACTAAATATAGATGGTGGATTTATTACACCTAAGTCAATTAAGTCTAAAGGTTGTGGTACATCTGAACTGTTAAAATCAAATTTAATTTGTACATCCGGTTCAACAATACCTTCGGCAGCAGCTGAAACTCTAAGATAATGTAAAGTTTTTAAAGTTCCTAAATCACCATAATCATAATCTGGTGTTGTATATCTTGCTAAGATTGATGAACCATCAAAATTATTACCAGTGTCATGTTCATAAACAAAACCATTAGTATCACCATGATATATTTTTTCTATACCATTAGTATCAAAACCTGAACCAATAGCTGTAACTTCTAAACCTCTAGTCTCAGACCACTCAAAACCATTTGGTCTTAACGTACCTATAATGCCTTGCTGAGATGCATTAGTAGCTCCAGTATTAGTATAAAATAAACGATACTGAGACTTTTCTCTTAACACAATACTATTTATGGTAAATAAATTTATATTGTTTGCTAAATCTGTTATTGTTGGTTGTATAGATTGACTTATAGTTCCTAACTCTACATCACCAATTCTTGCTGTACCAGCTATTGTTCTTAATCCATCTGGTGCTAAAAATATTAAATCACCACCAATTTCTTGAATACTGTAACCACTTAAACAACCTACGTTTTTGGTTACTGGTATTACTGCAATCGTACTTGCATTATTTATATTCTGTAGTTTAAATATTGAGTTTTCACAAAATATAAATAATTCATTACGGAAACTTTTAATACCTTCTATCTGGTCTTCAATAACAATACTACCTGAACCAGTGCTAGTAAAATCTGTTGGGTCTAAAGTACCACTATAAAAAATAGTATTTAAATTATCTTCTACTCCAGCAGCTATTAAATGTTTGTCATGGACAGTTACATGCTTAACATGTTTAGTTCCGGTAACTGTTATCTCACTACTAAAGTAAGTTCTACTATTTAAGTTAGCACCTGTACCTTCCATTCTAAACTGATAAGGCTCGTTTGCTCCATCAGCTATAATTAACGTACCATAATCTGAAGTTGCTGATTCAAATAAAGCAAAACTTATTTGTCCTTGTCCAGTTCTAGCTAAAACACTACGACCTGTAAAAGTACTATAGTTATCACCACTACCAGATACTGAACTTCTATTTATTTGTAAGTAGGTTATACCGTCTTGAGTAAAATAAATATTAGTACCAGCACAAACAACTACACCATCAGCATAAGGAATAACTCCTAAAATATCTGTTGTGCCACCAGTCGGTTGAGTTGAATCCGTAGTACCAAACTTTTGATAGCCATTAATTCTTCTGTAACCACCTTCTATAGAGACTTCAAAGTTTCTTAACTCGGTAGCAACTCCGGGAGCTCTTAATAGGTCTATAGCATTTGAAGAGTTTACTAAACCTCCTGCACATGCTACTGTGTATGGTTGACTTCTAGGCATATTATCCTATAATTTTTTGTACGAATGTTGGCGTTACTTTTTCAGCTATTGTCGCATCTAGACCAGTTTTCATTTCTGTTACTTTATCAGACGTTAAAGCTGCTTCGACCCAACCTTGTACATCACTTGCAGTTAAATCTGCAAATTCTGTAAAGCTTGATAAGTCTGAAGTATCTAAAGCCTGAGACCCATATACTGTTTCAGTTTGCGGATTACCGTCTGCATCATTATTAGTGTCATCAGTAGCTGTTAGTCGCCAGTGCACATTATAAACTACGTCAGACTTAGAGTCTTTAGTAGGATAAGTGTCCACCGTTTTTACATCCCATTCATATGATATTGCCATTTTAACCTCCTTTGAGTGTGTTAATTTCAGATTGTAAGGCTTCAATCTGTTCTTGTTGTTCTTGAATTGCTTTAACTAACGCTGGAATAAGACCACCCTGACCAAATGATTTTGCATCAGTAAGAGTGTCGTGTTTAAAATCTCCAACAAACTCATCAAAACCTGCTTCTTCGCATTCTTGAGCTACAAACCCAGAAACATTTTTTTCATTACTGCCTTCCCCTTCTTTCCAATCAAAACGTCTAGGTTTTAGTTTTAAAATATCTGCTAATCCTTTATCGTAATCTCTTATATTTTCTTTAAGTCTTTCATCTGAAACACTATAAACTGCAGGTCCAACAGCAGTATGTATTTTACCTGCAACACTGACATAGTATTTATACCCACCATTTCCATAATATGATATTTGTTCTCCTGTGGTATGAGAATTTACCATCCAAAGTCTAGTGTTAACAGATTTTAAACCTGAGTTTGAAGATTGTGAGTTGCTAGTAGTTCCTATCAAGACATCTGTACCGCTAATACGCATTCTTTCTGTTGCATTATTATCTCTAAACGTAATTGGTGTGGTTGTGTCATTAGTGTGTGGACCAATTGCAAAGAAAATTCCTGGAGCATAATTTATACCAGCATACGCAGTACCGCATCGGTAAGTTGTATTAGCATATCCACCAGCATTTGTATTATCAACAATGTGGCTTACATAAGCACCAGAACTATCATCTTGCATATGAAAAAGGGAAGCAGGACTTGTAGTTCCAATTCCAACTTTACCATCAGAAGCAATTCGCATTCTTTCTGAGTCTGCTGTATGAAATTCCATGTGCGTACCTGAATCTTCAGCACGAAGTTTTAATGCACCATCAGAATGTATTTGTGCTGGATTTGATGCTGACGTACTTCTGAAAAATATAGTTCTTGTTGTATCAGCAGAACCATCAAGTCTTATACTTTCACCATCTCCTTGTACTTGTAATTTTGCTGATGGACTTGTAGTTCCAATTCCAACTCGTTCAGAACTATCAATAGTTATAGCAGTAGCATTACTACCATCAACAATTCCGGGGGTACTTGATAATTCTACTGGTATCTTAGTGGTCATTTATATCTCCTAAAAATATGTTCTGTCATCGGTCATGTACTTAGGTGTAGGATTAATTAATACACTCTTCATTTGTCTCATGCCTTTTTTATAGTCATCTAAAGCAAATGCTGCTTGTTGTGGACTTTCTTTAAACTGCCAAACGTAATATCTTACTCTGGCTAAAATTATATTTTTATACTGGTCTGGCAAAACCATTTCATCACTAAAAGCTGATAAAGCAGTTGGTCTAGCAAAAGCATAAAAATGTACATTATAAATTTTGTCAGGTATTGGACTTAATCCAAACTTTCTATTATCTGGTGATTTAATAACATGTATTGGTTCACCATAACTTTGTGAATCAGCATCATCATTATTTTCTGTATTGCGATAGTATCTAGTCCAATCAGCTAAAGTTAAAAACTTTAAACCTTTAGATACAAATGGAGCTGTTTCACCACTAACATTAACTGTAGTAATAAAAAAATCATCCCAATCAACTTTAGAAAAATCAGTAATTAAACTAGAACTACCAGCTTTTAAAGTATACCATCTTTGCCCAATCACTGAAGCAACAGTAGTATTACCATAAAAAGGGTCAGTAGCACCACTTAGTCCTGCTGAAAAGAATGGTAATTCAGGTTCTTCATTAGCTATATCAAATAAACTTTTATTAATTGAATCTTTAACAAACTGTTGAAAACCTGTAGCAGTTGCAAAGTTTGATGAGGTTAAAGGTATTTCATTTAACTCTCTTAGTATTTCATTTGATAATTCTAAGTATGTTGTTGCCATTATGCTTTATGTTGTTTTTGTATTGCAAAATTTGCAGATAATGAAGCACCTTTATGTTTAACAAACTTTCCAGAATGCTTCATTAATTTATAACTGCCATTAGATTGTTTCATCCAATGATAACCTTTAGGTGCTTTGACTTTCATTTTTAATTAGGTTTAGCTACAGGCATTGCAGTACCACCAGCACTATACATAGCTCTGCCACCACCTTTCATCATTTTTTTCTTTTTAGCCATTCCACCGTACATCATGTTCTTTTTAGCCATTCCACCTTTCATCATTTTTTTCTTTTTATCTTTATCTTTACCGTACATCATTTTATTATCCTTTTAATTATAAAAAAAGGAGAGGTCCGAAGACCTCCCCAATTATTGTTAGTCAACTACATAAAATGCAGATACTAAAGCTTCAGGTCTTAAGACGTTAGCTCCGTATACATGCAGTCCACGAACTATGTCACCAAACGAAGTTGGGTCTCTCAACACTTCAGTTGAAAGAATCGTTTGAGCAGTAGCAGTAGAACTTATGTGACCAGCCATAACTTTACCAGTTGCATTAGAAGTAGCAGCGATATTGTTAGACTTGTACATGTCAAATCCACGTAGTTTTCCAGTTGATACTAAACCATTTCTGATTGAGCCTTGACCAGCGTTAAAGTCAACAGACAATAACTTAGAACCAGATTGTGATAGCTCTTCGTAGAACGAAGGTGGAGCTACAAACCATCTACCTTCTTCAGGTATAGTTTGGTCATCCATTAATCTAGCCATTCTAGCCATTAAGTCTAGTGCATCAACACCAGTTCCATCAGAACCAAGTAGGTCAACAGAGTTACTTGCGTGAGTCATTGAAGAATCAGCAGTAGAACTGTCAGAACCTATGATGTGGTCTGGGGATGATGAAGAAACACCTGCAAACATCTCAGCTATAACAGCTGCATCATACGCATCTTTCAATGAGTAAGCAGCAGATGATGTAGCAACTTCTTTAAAGTTAACGTGAGACATATTAGTTTCAATGTCATCAACGATAAACTTAAAAGCGTTTGCTTGGTCGACAACCAAGTTAAGTTCTTGGTCAGTCAATCTAGTTTCAGTTGTGTCAGTATTTCTAGTATACGCTGATACTGAAATTACTGGCTCTTTGATAATCTTTACAGAGTCTCCAAACGCTGATATTTCTCCAGCGTAGTCAGTGTTTGTAATAGCTTCAACTACCGATGCTTTTCTGAAAAAGTTTAAAACCTTTTTAGAATAAATCGAAGGTAGGAAAAAACTATTAGTTTGTCCACTAACGGAGTTTGCAAAGTTAGCATTAGTATCCGTTGAAGGTTCAAAAAATTGAGCCATGGGATATTCTCCTGTGTTTTATAGTTTATTTAATGATTCTGCCTTGTTGCATAGCCTCACTGATTTCACTTTCGTACTTATCAAATTCAGCCATACTCATTGCAGCAATCTCCTTTTCAGACCATATTTTCTCTTGCGTTGGTTCAACACTTGTTGTTTTAGTTGAAACCATATCCGCAGCAGATTTAGTCTGTTTAGAAGATGACTTTTTCTTTTCCGGAGTATCTAAGCCTATATCCTTTTTAAACAAATCTATAGCTCTACTAGCTAGGTCGGCATCTTCAGCATTTTTGTATATCCAATCTTGGATAGACTTAGGCTGTTCTTTTGCCCAATCGTGAAAATCATCACTGTTTCTAATATCGTCAAAATCAGGATGTTTTTCTTTTAACCTTTTTTCTGCTTCTTGTTGAGATATTTCTGCTTCACGTTCTTGGAGTTTACTAAGACGTTCTTCTAGAACTTTTGCCTTAGATTCACTTTGCATGTGAGCAACAGTTTCAACAACTTCATAAACATCAGGATATGAGTTTTTAAATTCTTCAAGTTCTTCTTCGGTTTTTGGAGCTTTATAATCAGTTCTATTTTTAGTAGCTTCTTCTAATAACTCTTCTTCCCTAGACTTAAATTCATTAAGTTTACTATCATAATGTCTTTTTAAATCATCGTAGCGTTTTTTGTAATCAGGTTTTTTATAAGGAGTATCATTTTGTTCTACTACCTCTTCCTGTTTAGCCATTTCAATTTCGTCACTTTCGTCAACTTCATTTGATGGTTTTTCAAAAAACAAACTTTCTGACGATTCAAAAGGTTTATCTTCACCAGTATGCCAAGCTTTTTTTTGGTTATAAGGATTTGCTTGTTCCTCTTTTAAGACTTCTTCAGTCATTTTCTATCCTCCTAATTGGGGCTTTGTCTACAAGGTAGCTCTATGTCGACTAGAGGGCTTGTTTGTAAAGGTAGCCTTTCGGTTGTTTTAATATAATAAAGTGCCTATTACTAGGGTAGCTTTATTGCTTTTAGCTTCTAACGTAGGGTCTATTAGAAAGCATAGACTTTTTTATTTCATCACTAACTAAATCGTCTTCCTCTTGCATTGTAGCTTGAGAGCCAACTGTTTCTTTAGTAACTCTAATGTCTTGCTTTATAGCCGGTGTTTCCACAGGCATTGGAGTAAGACCAGTCTCTTCTTCTATTTCGCCACCGTTAGCAGCTGTTAGTCTTTCATCTGCTTTAGCTTCAGCTTCTTTCATCATAGACATTAAATTGTCTGCTCCGATTTCTTCTACAGCTTTAGTAGTAAAGACAAATTCACCGTCAGATAACCTTGCAGGTATACTGTCGGAGACTTCCGAACCCGGTCCTTCTACAGGACCAGACCCTGAAAATTCTGTTGCAACATCCATAACTTTGTCAAATAACATACTAAGTTCTGGATTGTTCTCTAATTCATTCATAAGCATTTCTTCTTCTTCTTCTGATAATGCTTCATTAATTATAAAATCTAAATAACTTTCTTCCATTTCTTCATCAGATTCCATTTCTATTTCTTCTTTAGGTTCTTCTGGAAGAGGTTCTAATTCTTCTTGCATTTTTTCTGATTCAGTTTTATTACTCATCATACTTTGCATTTGTTCTTCTTGTGTAGGTAGTTCTTCACCTGCCATTATACCACCCATTTGTTTTTGTGTTCTTT